ATAGTAATTGCTGCTTGAATTTTGTGAGCATGTGATCTGCCAGAATTTTTAATTTTGGAAACACTTTTTTTAGCAGTGGCAACATCTTTAAACCCTAAACCTTGAATTGTTCCTTTCGGATCTTCGTCAGTATAAAGATCTGAATGCTTATCAGATTTATCTGGTTGTCCAGGTTTTTTTGGAATACGAGGATTATTCATTTCAGACATAGATTTCTTTTTTCCCGCACAATGAGCTTTCTGAGAAAATCCTTTTGGATTGTCACAATCAATTGATTTTTTATATTTGTCGGACCAACTCATTAGAAATAAGAACTACTCCCTTTGTATTTATTCTTCTTTTGTTTCTTGAGACTGTTGCTTTAAAAGTTTTGCCAGTTCTGCAGTTGATCCCACAAAAAGTGCATTATTAACTGTGGTTGGACCTTTTGGTTTGTCATCGTCAATATCCTTTACTTTCTTTTGAAGATCTAATAGTTTATCTGTAATATCACCTACACTCTTAATAAGTTGTCCAGCAACTTCATATGCACGAGGCATCTCCGATTCTTGTGCTAATTCAAGAATTCCATTAATTGCTTCTTGACCTTTTTCTATTAAAGAATATAAATTTCCTCTAGTATAATCATAATCTTTTTTAACATCATCTACTACTAATGCAACTTTCTCTATTTTTTCGGTTACGGTTTCAGATTCTACATCTATAGAAACTATATCACTATCTACATTAAAAGTTTCATTGAGTTTATCGAATTTTTTTGTCATCTTCATGTTACAGATCCACTAAATCCAAAATCATCACCTTCTTCAATTAATAAACTATCTGCTGATGTAATTGATTTGACTTCTGCTCCAGAAAGATGTGATGTAATTGGGGTTCCATCCCTACCTCTTTCAACTGTAAGAATGTTTCCACTTACAAGTGTTACATATACTTCTTCACCTTCAATCTCTAAGTACACACCCTTAACGATAGATGCTGCGCTGCTAACTGTAATTAAAGTATCTGTTGTAGCAATATCCTTTGATAAGTTAGTTAATATTGTACCAGTGTAATTTTTAGTAGCCCTTGGTGTTGATGTATAAACAACATCTCTTGTTGTACTGTTACTATCCCCAGCAACAAATCCGACAGAAGTACGTTTGATAATATCTCTTGTTGCAGAAGAAACGGGTCCAAAGAGATAAGTTTTGGCAGTAAACCTTAAAGTGTAAATAAGAACTCTTCTTGTGGTAAAATTACCTTCATAATCATCCTGCATCGTAATATTTTCAAGAACCACAGGAACATCTCTTTTTTCATTAATAACATCCACCAATTCAAGTGTCATTGAATATGATGGTTGAAAATATGGTAAAATTTGTTCGATAATTTGAAGAGCATCATCATTTAATTTGGCCATAATACTCAATTCAAATTGCATATTATATGGAACTGGAAGATATGCTTTTTTAGTTTCAGTCCCGTCAGTCGGAGATTTTACAAGAAAAGTCTGTGTTGTTGTAGATTTGCGAGTTGGATCATAAGTTAGACCAGTAAATTCAAATGACATTCTTGGTAATGTAATTTGAACCGGTTTGTTTAAATCTGGTGATTGCTCCAATCTTGCAAGAAATTTCTGTGTAGGACCATATGCAAGTGGAACTTTAATCACACTTTTTACATTATCAGAATTATCTGTATGTTTAATATTGATTTCGTTAAATAAAGAACCAAAAGAAACTACAGTTCTTCTTAAGATTTCGTGATAGAAATATTCAAACATTTTTTTAAGTTCCGATATTATCGGTTAACCAAGTAATAACTAATATTTATACTATGGCATTCCGAATGGATTAGTGTTACTAAAATCAATAATACTATCTGCCTCTATTTCTATATCACTATTATCGGAATATCCATCTTCAACTGCAAAAGCATCAATAGACCTAAGTTTTCTTGAAGCACTTGATGCAGTTCCAACGATAGATTCTCCTGGTGTAAATGATCCAGAAACAGATGAAACTTCCAATACATTAGTTATGACATTCCAAGATCTAACTCTTGCAGTGGTTCCACTTGTAGAACCCGTTACAATTTCGTTAAAGGCAAAAGTTCCAACACCAACAATTTGTGGTGGGTTTCCAATAGTAATAGATGGTGGTTGCGTATATCCAAGTCCTGCATTTGTAATTCTAATTTGAGTAATTGATCCCGCAGAACTTACAACTGCTGTTGCAGCAGCTGAAACACTTGAAATTCCTGTAAATACAATTGATGGTGAATTTACATACCCTCCACCAGAATTTGTTACTGTAATAACTCCAACAATACCATC